TCAGACAAGAATGACTGTTAACTACAACTCAAGTGGAATCGTAACGGCATTCTCATCAACAGACGCAAATATTATTCATTCAAATAAAGTTTCTGCGTATGGTACTGGGGCAGGAACACTGTATTACCAACAAGTTCAAATCTCCGGAGACGCTTAAGATGAAACTTATTACTGAAGAAATAGAAGCAGTAGAAGTTCTTACCGAAACTATCAACGGTAAGAAGACTCTTTATATCCAAGGTCCTTTCCTCCAAACTGAAGTCGTTAACCGTAACGGCAGAATGTATCGTATGCCGGTCATGGAACGAGAGGTGAAGCGTTATACCGAACAGTATGTAGATAAAGGTCGTGCTCTTGGAGAACTTGGACACCCCGATGGTCCAACTGTGAACCTTGATCGTGTTTCCCACAAGATCGTTTCACTTCATCGTGAAGGAAACAACTTCATCGGTAAAGCACAGATTCTTTCTACTCCAATGGGAAAAATTGCAGAGTCGCTTCTTAAAGAAGGCGTTACTCTTGGCGTTTCTTCTCGTGGTATTGGATCCGTAAGACAAAATACAGAAGGATACTCAGAAGTTGGTGAAGATTTTATGCTTGCCACTGCTGCAGATATCGTTGCCGATCCTTCTGCACCCGACGCTTTTGTTCAAGGAATCATGGAAGGCAAGGAGTGGATTTGGGATGGTGGAATCCTAAGAGAAAAATTTGCAGAGGGTGCAAAAACTAAAATAAATAACTTGGTAGATCAAGGTATTCTTGAAAATTACAAGTTATCCTTGTTTAATGAGTTTTTAAACTCATTGTAATTTATAAATTTATAAATAAATATAGTTTATAACTAAGGTTAAACGGAGAGTTCAAATGTCTCGTGGAGATTTACAAGAAATGGAAGTAGGCACTAAGCAATCCAAAACCGCTGTTAATGCTAATGCAAAAGCAGCGGAAGCGATGCCAAAACTAGCGGCAGGAGCCGTTGCTGGTCAAACCGGTGGATGGGAAGATCTTGGTGGACCAGATCCATCAAACTATCGTCCCGATGATGATTCTGCAAAACTAAAAACCCCAGGTGGAACCCTTAAGCAAGTTAAGGATGTCGTAAACAAAGGTGCCGGTGCTGCTGATGCCATGAAGGGTCTCAAGAAAGAAGACGCTGAGTATGATGAAGATGAAGAACTCCTGGAAGAAACCGAAGAGGAAGAGGAAATCGTAGAAGCTAAGCACGAAGACGAAGACGAAGAAGAGGGCGGCAAAAAAGGTAAAAAGGAAGAAGAAGAGGACGAGGACGAAGAAGAGGAAATGGAAGAAGAGTTTAGCATCGAAGAAGATGTTAATGCTCTCCTTGCTGGTGAAGATCTCTCTGAAGAGTTCCAAGAAAAAGCAAGAACCATTTTCGAAGCTGCTCTTCGCTCAAAGGTTTCCGATATTAAGGAAGCACTTGAGGAGCAGTATGCAACTGCTCTTGCTGAGGAAGTAGAGGAAATCAAATCCGAACTTTCTGAGCGTGTAGATGCATACTTAGAGTATGTTGCTGACGAGTGGATGCAAGAAAATGCACTCGTTATTGAGCAAGGTCTTAAGACCGAAATGACCGAATCATTCCTCCAAGGAATGAGAGGTCTTTTTGAAGAACATTATGTATCAATCCCTGAAGATAAATATGATGTGCTTGAGAGCATGGTAGAAAAACTTGATGAAATGGAGACAAAACTCAACGAGCAAATTGAGAAGAACGTTTCCCTTAACAAGCGTCTCGCAGAGTCGGTTGCTGATGGAATCTTTGATCAGGTTTCTGAGGGTCTAGCACTTTCTCAGAAAGACAAGCTCGCTTCACTTGCCGAAAGTGTTGAGTTTGAAAGTGAAGAAGAATATCGTGAAAAACTGGAGACTTTGAGGGAATCATATTTTCCTTCAAGAGTAGTATCTCCTTCTGCTAGAACTGAAACCCTGTCTGAGGGTGTAGATCATGCACCAGAAGATATTTCTGGATCAATGTCTGCTTATCTGAAGACTCTTTCAGCATTTAGCAAATAATTGAATTTAATATAATTCAAACGCAAAAAACAAACACTTAGTAAAAGGTAAAAAGCAAATGTTCCATTCCGAGCATCTGCAGGAAAAGTGGGCACCTCTCCTCGACCACGAGGGTGGAATCAAAGATTCTCATCGTAGAGCTGTAACCGCTGTCCTGCTCGAAAACCAAGAAAGATTTTTAAGAGAGCAAACTGCTTTCGATAATGGTTCCATGAATATGCTCATGGAATCACCAACCAACAGTGGCAATGCTGCTGGTGCTAGTGGTGCATTCGGTGGCGGTGCTGCTGCTGGTGGTCCTACTGCAGGTTTCGACCCAGTTCTGATCTCCCTGATCCGTCGTTCAATGCCTAACCTGGTCGCTTATGACCTCGCAGGCGTTCAGCCAATGACTGGTCCTACTGGACTGATCTTCGCAATGCGTTCACGCTACAGCGGTCAAAACGGCAACGAAACATTCTACAACGAAGTTGATACCGCATTCTCCGGTCAGGATGCTGGATTCAACATCGCTGGTTTCGGTAGCACTGCTGCTGGTATCGGTACTACTGTTCAAGCAGGTTCTAACCCATCTGTTCTGAACCCAACCTCAACAGCAACCAACACCGACTATAATGTTGGTCAAGGTATGCCTACAGGTGATGCAGAAGCACTTGGCGATTCTGCAGGTAACTACTTCAACGAGATGGCATTCTCAATCGAGAAAGTCACCGTTACCGCTAAGTCAAGAGCTCTGAAGGCTGAGTACTCACTAGAACTCGCTCAAGACCTCAAGGCAATCCATGGTCTGAATGCTGAAGCGGAACTCGCAAACATTCTCTCAACTGAGATTCTTGCTGAGATCAACCGCGAAGTTATCAGAACCATCTACAAGGTTGCTGAACAGGGCGCTGTACAGAACGTTGCAACTCCTGGTATCTTCGACCTCGACGTTGACTCCAACGGTCGTTGGTCTGTTGAGAAGTTCAAGGGTCTTCTGTTCCAGATTGAGCGTGATGCTAACGCAATCGCTCAGAGAACTCGTCGTGGAAAGGGCAACATCATCATGTGCTCTGCTGACGTTGCTTCAGCACTGACCATGGCTGGTGTTCTCGACTACACCCCTGCTCTGAACGCAAACCTCCAGGTTGATGATACCGGCAACACCTTTGCTGGTACTCTGATGGGCAAATTCCGTGTATACATTGACCCATATTCGGCTAACCTTGCTGCTAACAACAGCGGTCTCGCACAAGGTACTAACCAGTACTACGTTGTTGGTTATAAGGGTTCTTCACCTTATGATGCAGGTCTCTTCTATTGCCCATATGTTCCTCTCCAAATGGTTCGTGCCGTTGGTGAGAACAGCTTCCAGCCCAAGATTGGCTTTAAGACCCGTTATGGTCTTGTTGCTAACCCATTCGCTGAAGGCACCACTCAAGGTCTTGGCGCACTCAAGATCAACAGCAACCGCTACTACAGAAGAGTTGCTGTTAAGAACCTCATGTGATCTAGTTTCACAGAGTCTATCAAGAGGGTCTTCGGACCCTCTTTTTTTATCTAAATAGTTCAAAAAAGATGGCAAGAGGATCTCAAGTAGAAAATAGAAACTTTCTATCACCTACTGGTTTTAAATTTATTCTTAAAAGATCGCCAAAAGTTGCTTTCTTTTGTAATGAAGCAAATATACCAGATTTAAATCTATCAATTGCGACTCAACCATCAAGACTAGGTAGAGATATTCCACAACCAGGAAATAAAGTTGACTTTGGTGATTTAAATCTAAAGTTCATTGTAGATGAAGATCTTGGAAACTACATGGAAATCCAAAGGTGGATAAGAGGTTTGGGATATCCAGAAAGTCTTTCAGAATTTCATGACTTGGAAAATGAAAGAATAATACAAACAAACTATATTAATGACAATCAAGATATTTACTCTGATGGTACTCTTCAGGTATTGAATAGTAGCATGGTTTCAAATTTCCAAGTCTTCTTCAAAGACTTATTTCCATACTCTTTAGGAACTTTGACTTTTGACGCAACAATGACTGATATTCAATACTTTACAGCAGATGTAAGTTTCAAGTATACTATTTACAATATAGCAGATTTATCGGGTAATCCTTTATGAGTATTGATCTTGATACTATTCAAGAAATGTGGGAGAAAGATTCAAAAATAGATATGGACAATCTCCATACAGAATCCACAAATATCCCCGTTCTTCATGCAAAATATTATGATTTATATAATACTATAAGTCTTTTAAAAAAGAAAGCAGAACAACAGAAAAAAAGAATCCGCCACGAAAGGTACGAATACTTTACTGGAAAGGCAGATCCGGAAGTTTATCTGGAAAATCCATTTCCTAAAAAGATTCGTGATAAGGAAACCCTTCAAGGATACTTAGATTCTGACGAAAAACTATCCCAGGTAGTTCTAAAAATTGAGTACTATGAAACTCTCCTAAATTATATTGAAAGTATTCTTAAGGTAATTCAGAATAGAACTTACCAGATTAAGAATGCTATTGAATTTATAAAATTCCAGGCAGGATATGGTTGATACTACAAACTTAGTCATTAGCAAATCAAACGAAGTTTTTTTAAAGATAAAAACAGAACCTCATATTGAATATGAACTGAGAGATCATTTCAAGTTTGAGGTTCCTAATGCAAAGTTCATGCCACAGTATCGTGGTAGAAACTGGAATGGCGAAATACATTTATTTGATATGAGATCCAAGCAGATTTATGTGGGTCTCTTAGATAAGATTGTATCCTTTTGTTCTCAGTATGGATATTCTTATAAGTTTGAAGATAATAAGTTTTATGGACAACCCTTTGAAGTAAATGAGAATATCTCATATGAGGGTGTAAAAGATTACATGCAATCTATTTGTGC